ACGTATCGGCTGGCATTTCGCACGCTGGCCGATTACGCACTCAAAGAGGCTGCGATTGTCCAGACGACCGGCAGCCCGTACAACGGGCTGGAAGCGATTGCAGACAGCCGCGTGCGATCTGAGGCGTTCAAGATTGCGGCTGACATTGCGGCACGTCCATTGATTGCCACGATGGAGGATGAGGAACGGTTTGACCGTTCGTTTCGCGGTCTGGCGTGGTCAGTTTGGCGGGCATTGTGTGTCAATCATCCGGATGAATTCCCGCCAAACGTGAGCAACACGCAAGGCATTCAGTTGGGGTGCGATTTTATCGCATGGTTTGGGGACGTGCGGAAAGTCGTTGAAGCCGTCCACAAAGTCGAACAGAAAGATTCGCTGGGAAACTGAAACCGCCTGGACAACCAGGCGCACCGATGCAGACGCGGCGAACAGTGCCGTGGGCTACGGTGTTCCGTGGGCTGTGCGAAAAGTACCATTGGACACCGGACACCGTCGCAAGTCTGACCATGTACCAAGCGTTGATTTATCTGGGCTACTGGGCACCTGAGGACATCTTTCAACAGAAAACAGTCTGATGGCAATCACAATTCAGGAAGCGCAGGTAATTTTTTCCGCGGACGGCATGAAGGCCGTTCAGACGGAAGCCGGCAAGGCAGCAACAGCCATGCAGTCAATTGCCAGCAAGGCAGGCGCGGCTGGCAATGCACTGTCTGGCCTTCGGGGTGCGTTCAGCGGGTTGGGCGGAATACTGGCCACGGTCGGGGCGACGACCGGAGCCGTCAAGATGCTGCAGTTGTCCGCAGACGCAGAGACCACAGCGATTTCGTTTGAGGTCCTTTTGGGATCTGTGAGCAAGGCCAAAAAGACGCTGGAGGATTTGCGAGCACTCGATAAGAAAACCGTTTTTGGTTTGCCGGATTTGGCCGCGGCACAAAAGTTGATGTTGAATTTCGGCATGGGGTCCGAGGAAGCCTTCACGACGCTGACGCAATTGACGGAGGTGGCACAGGGCAACAGTGAACAGTTGATGCTGTTGGCGCGTGGTATGGCACAGGTGAAGGCGGCTGGCCGGTTGATGGGCCAGGAAGCCAACCAGCTGATCAACAGCGGATTTAGTCCGCTGTTTGAGATCAGTAAAACGACGGGCCGAAGCATGTCCGATTTGAAGAAGGATATGGAAGCCGGGTTGATTTCGTTTGACATGGTCGCGAAGGCGTTGGAGGCATTGACGACTGGCAGCGGACGACTGGCCGGCATGAATGATCGACTGGCCGCGACAACAGCCGGAGCGTACAGCAAATTCAAAACAAACGTGGAGATGACAGCCATTGCAATCGGTTCGGCATTGTTGCCAGAACTGAATGCGATGCTGGACGCAGTCAACGGCACGTCAGAGAGTTTCAACGGCGTTGGGGCTGGGGCATCGTTGTTTGTGGCGAACGCAAAGGCAATGTTTCAATCATTGCAGGACAATCTGGCAGACTTCGCAATCGTGGCCACCGTGGCATTGCAGCAAGTGCCGAACACACTGCAGTTGATGTTTCAGGACGTGAAAACGTGGATCGGTCAATTGATCGAATACGCGGCATCTGCCGGGGTATCCATTGCAAGCCGTCTCAGCCCGTCGGTATTGATGGGCAACGCCGAAGCCGTCCCAATGCCCACACTGGAGTTTGCGGCAAGCCAGAGCCGCGGCAGTGCGATTGAGGCTGTGACAGATGAATTAGAGCTTGCCCGTCGATTGCGAATCGAGGCACGGCAGGAGGCAGGCCGGAAGAATCTGGAGCAGCAGCGACAGATGGCACAGACGCAGCAGGACCGCGGGCAGGCACCGCCGACTGAGTTCGTAGCAGACGTTGCAGCAACAGCGGCAGTGCAGGCCGTGGCACAGGCACAGGTTCAGCGAGGCGGGGCTGTGGAAATGTTCCGCAGCCTGCAGGACAGGCTGGTTCAGCAGGCCGAAACTGACAAAATAGCGCGTGAGCAGTTGGCGGTTCAGAAGGCGGCGGTTGAAGTCAATAAACAGATTCTGGGCGCGGTGTCCGGCGGATTAGCCGGCGTTGCGATCTTAGGGTGACAGAATGCCGTATCCGACGTTTCAAGAGCATGAGGACAGCCCGAAGGAATCCGGTAACAGATCCGGGCAGTTCAATCTGACTCGTATTTTCCTGACGGCGTGGAATGACCGGTGGGATTTCGTTGCCGAGCATATGCGGTCAGGGCCGTTCGGGCTGCCGGCGTCGTATAGTACGCTGTGGCCGGGTGTGCTGGCCGATTCATTCGAGATTTCGCGGGTAAGCAATTTGCCGGCGGGTTCGGTATCAGATCCAAACACGGACATCATCACGCATGACGGGACGCTGGCCGTCATCACGTTCGTTTATACGCCACTGCAGGCGGACCAGCTGCAGGCCGGAGACCCAAACGACCCGACACCGTTACCCGCGGGGACGTGGTGCACGTACAGCCAAGACAGCAACACAGAATTTCGGACGATACCAGGCCGCGGTTGCAAATGGGAATCTGACAGCGCATTGCTGCCGGCAGACATCAATCAGCAAGTGCCAGACAGCGTGACAACGCACACCGTCACATGGAATCAGGTGCAGGTTGTCCCGTGGGTGACGTTGGGCAACATGAAAGGTTGCGTCAATTCGCTGGCATTCAGGCTGCCCGGAAGCCCACAGGTATTCCAGCCCGAGACGTTGCTGTTTGATGGGCTGAAGGACGAGGTGACGTTATCAACAGATGGTCAGTGGAGCACGCGAAAACTGACGCTGACTTTCATTGAAAAGGCACAAAAGGCATTCAGCAGCACCGCACGCACGGGAGCCAGTCCGGCAGGCACAACGATCTACGGGTGGAACCACCAGTACAGGCCAGACACGGCAGACTATGACAAAGTGCTGTCCGCCGACAGTTCGGAAACCATGTTTCAGACGTTCGACTTCAACACGCTGTGGACTTCGCAGACATGACGCAGGCAGACCGCACACCGCCAGTGTTTGAGGCTGGGCAACGCCTAACGGCAGCGGCGTTGAATTCGTTGGCGCAGTCGGTTGCGAGAATCATCGACCGGATGCAGGGAACGCAGGTCATTCAGCCGCTGGACTTGTCCGGGAAACTGGCTGGCAATCTGGCGAAGGCCACGAGCTTCAGCACAACACCAGGAACAGCAACCGTCAACATCTGGGGCAAAGACACAAACGGCAATATGGTCGACACGGGCCGAACGGAAACTGTGGTCAACAGAATGGAGCACATCGAAGGGTTCACAGGTGACATCGTGTATTGCCGATGGATGGATGGCGAATGGAGGCTGGTGAGTCTGGATTGCGGGGGCTGAGTTATGCTGATGGGCAGGTGTTGTAATTGCATCGGCGAGCGCAGACCAACGACAATCAAAGGACTGGACACCAGCGACGGAACGACCGTCTGGGAATACGGGCACGGTTCATTCTGGCGTGAGCACTACGGCAGCGACGAAATCACAGGCATTGAAGCCGCGTTGAGCGTGACGAAAAACCGGTTTGTGCTGGTGGCATTGCAGGCAATTGGGGCGGCTAACAGTTACGTCACGCGACCAGCGAGAACAGCCGGAGCACTAACGGCAAACTGCCGTGAATCAATTGCACTGGTGAAACTGGACGCAACGGACGGCACTGTCATTGAAACGGCGACGATTGACGGGCTGTTTCAGCAGGACGGAACGGACAACAGTTTCACGCTGATCACGGGGCCGGATTACTATTCCATGAGCATCCGGAACGCTGCGGCGTTGTCTGGTGGGGATTACGTGATTTTGGGCAATCGTGCGGTGGCGATTGAATGGGTTGACTACACGACTGACACAGCCGACAAAGAGTATATTCTACACGCGCACATTCAGCAGGCCGGCAAAGTTTACATCCGGACGAAAACAAGCCTGGAAGTCATCGAACTGCAATACAACGCCACAGCGGCAGACGTTGAGGCAGCGTTTGAGGCAACGGCAGACTGTACAGCAGCGACAGCAACCGGAGGGCCGTGGCCACACCGCAAAATTGAAATCAGCGTGACGTGGTCCGCAGCGACTGGCGATATTGACGGCGTCAAGGTGGATCACCAATACGCTGTCACGGTCGGTGCTGGCGGTGGCACGTCAACGTGGGACTGGGTTTTGAGTCCACCACCAACGGGAGACTACTGGGGACTAAATACCGACAGCTGCACTGGTGGGGCCGTGGCAACGGCACCAGCGACACCGGGCAGTCCGGGAGACGTTGGAATTCCCGGCACGTGCGTTGGCGGTGGCGCAGGCTACACGGTGCAGCGTCCAACCTACGGGATTGCGGCACGATACGACACAGGAACCGGACTGATCACGAGCAGCGTCGGCTATCAATTCGGATTGCGCAACGGTTCGGCACCGCCGAAACTGGTGGACAACACCGGCACTGTTCCAACGACCAATTTTGCAGCAACCGCAGGAATCGACGACATCCGAGCAGGTGCCAGCAACCGCGTGGCTGTCCTGACAACGAACGGGCTGTACGTGGAGGGATGGGAAACAACAGGGCCGTGGTCATCTGTCTGGCAGAAATACAACAACGTCCAGAACATCAGCCTTTCAAACGTCGAGGGCGATAAGCAGTTGATCGAGTTCACGCGAGCGACATTCACCGCCGGAAGTCGGTGTATCGCGCAGGTGACGATTGCGGACGGCACAGCGACGGCGTCAGACTCTTCCGTGGTGAGCACGGGCAAAACACCGCGCGTATATTACCACGAGGGCAGCAGTGCAAACTGGAGCGTGGCGAACTACCCGGCAACCACGACAGGATTCGGCGGTTCGTTTCAGTACAATTTGGACGGCAGCCGAGTCTATGACGGCACGACGCAATTGCACGGCGTTGTCGATTATCAATATCCGCTGCTGACGGACAGCGACGGGTTTTATTCTGTCATCAACACGCAAGGGGCAGGCGTGAGATTCACCGGGCCGTCAACGACACCGCCGATCATCAGCGGAACAAATGCCCGCGCGTATGTGTGGCGATGGTACACGGTGGACTGGGCGAAGCCGGCACTGACGACGCAATTCAGGTTTCGATTTGCACGCACCGGGTTGACCACGAAAACAACGGCGTGGCTGGATTGGGACGCGACTGCGACAGAAATCAAAACAGCACTGGACAACATATTCACGGCAAACACTGGCGGCGTAACAGACAACGTGGTCATGTATCCGCTGGGCGGTCCTGCATCAATCATCGGCAACACGGATTACGGATTGTTTGACGTGGGGCTGGTGATTCGCTTTGCAGGATTTTCGAACGCTGCAGGCAACACGGAAAGCTACATCAATCCGAACTACCTGTTGACGAATTCCGTCACAATTGAATTTCAGAATTTCAGTCAATACTGTGCTGCAGGAATCGCAAGCCACAGCCGGACGACAGGCACAGTCAGGTGGACGCGGACGTGGGGCAGCAAGGGCGCGACATCCTACACTGGACCGGGATCAATGTTCAGGCCGTGGTTGCAGTCCGGGCTGTTGATTGTGCCAGGCGTGTTGGTCGATCCGGAATAGCATGGCGGACGAAATGACCCGCCCGAAACCCCGCGAAAACGCGGGGTTTTTTATTTTCCAAAAATATTGGAGGAATGGGGTTGCACTTTCCGAAAATGAAAGTATGATCTGACGTGTGGCAAGTGAACGACAAACAACGAACGAGGGGAAACGACAATGATCACAAACACAGCAGACTCACTGATCGGAATCAAGAATGGTCAGATCCTGATGAGCAACAGCCATTGGGGGGCGACCTATGTGCAGGTGATGGACCGCGCGACGAACGAGTGGGGCACATACCTTGAATGCGTGGTGCTGGGCAAGGATGGCGGGGAGATCGTGAAAGTACACAGCGTTGGGAAGGCCGATATGCTCGGGGTGGGCTTCAAGGTTATGACGGAAGCAGAAATTGCCTTCATGCTGGAATGGCAATGAGGCGACGCAAGACACCCGCCCCGAAACCCCCGGAAACCCCGGGGGTTTTTTATTTTCTGAAAATCTTTCAAGACGGGGCTTTACAGTTTCCGAAAACAATAGTAGACTCTGACGTGTGGCAAGTGACGAACAAACAACGAACGAGGGGAACGACAATGAGCACAGCAGCAAACATCAACCACATCTCAGTGCAGCGAGTGTACCGCACCGGCAACGTTGGAACACGCATCCG